TTAAATTTCTTGAATTACATATACTTTTACAAACACATCATATTTCGCTGCCAGTTGTTCTAATTTCTTTTCTCTATATTTGGTTATGGTAAAGAAATGAATAACTGGCACTTTTCCGTTATATTTTTGTTTATATATTTTAGTAAGCTCCTCGTAACATTTTAATTTCTCATCATTGACCACCATCTTTTGGGTACGATCTATTTCTACAGCATGAAGTATTCTGTCCTCGTCACGAAATTTCACATCAGGAATTATCTTCTTCTTTTTATTATCTTTTATATATCTAATTTCTGTTTCTACTTGCCAATCATCTGGGCAAAATAAATGTAGCCAAGCTTCATTCCGTAATATAGCATGTGACATTTTACTATGATGAACGACTTTACCTTCACCAAATAACTTATGTCCTGATTGATTTAAATAATAAACATACTCTTTGTTGTGAATCACTTTACTTGTGTAAATAGATAAATCATTCATTATCCTATTTGCATTCCTAATCCCTCCCATTTCGTGAACACACATTAAATGCCTTCTTGTTGCAAATTGTAACTTTCTAATCGTCGCAAGTATCGCCATTTGACGATTGATTTTCAGGTGTGTTTGCATCCTCATGTTTTTCCACCTCATATTGTTTTAAATGGTTCCACATTATTTCATTACTAATGTAAGGGACTTGAATTTCAGTTAACCTGTCTGTTTTAAAAATTGCACGTCCAGGAATACTTTTTATCGATTCTAATCCTGATTCATCTATCACAACACCAGAAGCTGTTTGAGTTGGTAATCTGAACCCTAATTTCGCATCACTATTCTGTTTTACTTGTCGTGGCAATGTATCTCCTGTTGGATACTGTGTACAGAAAATTAATCTAAACCCTAACGCTCCACCTATACGAGCAATATGAGAGAGCATTTGCTGACACGCTCCTAATAGTTTTTGCTTTTCTTTTTTCATACTTTTATCAGGACAAAGCTCCGCCCCTTCGTCTACTATGATGAAATATCGTTCTTTCATATCCGTTTCTACAACATTTGTGTAATGTCTGGCTTTCATATATTGCATCTTCTCTTCCATCTTCCTAAGAATATCGCTTAATACCATAAAAGCTTCTATAGGCTTCTCTGCAACGGAATCCACTTGTTTTAAATGCTTATATGAACCGAACTCTAAACCACCTTTTAAATCAATAATGTATAAGTGAATATGCTCTGGTTGCGCTAGCGTAAGCGAAGTAAATACATTCTTTAAAAATACTGTCTTACCCATTCGCGTAAGTCCACCTAATGTCATATGTGGTGTTTTATCAAAGTCATGATATATTAATCTTTCTAAACTTTGCCCCATGGGAACCTGCCATTTCCCTTTCTTTATCAAACCAACTTCCCAGTCCCATTTATCCGGAACATCTTTATAAAACACACGAATATTCAATTTGTAATTATCATATTGGATTCGTACGGGCTTACTTAATCCTTCACTTACAACATCCTCTACCTTTTGAATGATTTTTGACGGCATCCCTACTGGCAATCGATACACATAAGTCGTACTACGATCATCCTCTTTTTGCTCAATAAAAACTGGATACTGTAATTTTTCATTACTCCTAATTGCAATTCCACTTACTTCAAAAAATACTTGTATCTTTTTCCGGTCATCCTCTTTATTTTTGAACTTATCACCGAATATAGCGAAAAGTATTGCCGCCAGCGGTACCGATAATAATTCAAACATAAAATCACTCCCTATATCCCTCTTATAGAGGGTATATATCTCTGTTTCAAGGAATACGAACGTACAAGCTAAAAACCTTATGTTCTGCACGATAATTAAATTCCACTTGGCATTCTCTCATAGAAACAAAGTGAGAACATAACGTAGAAGATATAAGAACGAGCCTGTAAGTGTCGTGTACAAGGTGATATGCGGAAGCCAATGTGGAACACTCTTCCCCATTTTCTCTGCTACCTTTATCGCTATTACTGACAAGCCTGTCGCTGTCCAAATTATTATCGCTTCCCCTGCTAATTTCATGGATTATTCCTCCTCTTCCTTTTCACGAAATGCAATACCTCTTCTCGTAAGAATGACATCATAACAATCCATTAGAATTTCCCAGTCTAAAATATCTTCTTCCTCTCCATATAAATCTTCTTCTAATACCTGTGACAAACTGAAATACCCCTTATATTCTTTTCGATCATAAACTTCATGATTTTTCATGTGATTTAGAATAGATTCTGTTTCTACTCTTGATCTTGATTCATTGTACAGATCTCTTAGTTCTTTTGAAGGATGTAAATATTGAGTTGTGTTCAAGTGATTATACTGCCAACGCATGTAACCATCTCCCCTCGTGATGACCTTAGTTCCACTTGGTGTTCCTTGTGGTCTTGATATAGGTATATGACTTAGAAGTAGTTATATTGCCTGTCCATTTAAACTTTTCTAAATGTTCGTTGATTAAATTAAAGGAGGACACATTTCCATATGCGAATTGTATATAATTAAAGAGGTGATATTGTGCGATTAAAATGTAAACTTCGTGTTATTTTTGCTGAAAGAGAAATACGTCAAAAGGAATTTTCAAATCTTATTGGAATTAGTCAAACTACAATGAGCTCACTTGTTAATAACACGACGCTCCCTAGTTTTCTCACAGCTTACAAAATTGCAAAAGAATTAAAATTGCACATGGAAGAAATTTGGATAGAGGAGGATAATGAAAATGTATAAAAAACTTATAAGTCTTTGTGTCGGAAGTACCCTATTTTTAGGTCTAACAGCTTGTGATTCTTCCAAAGAAAATGAATCAAGGGAAAAAACAAACGTCAAATCTCAAGAAGAAACTAAAAAAGATTTAACATCTCGGGATGAATTAAATAAGAAGATAAAGCAAGATGCTGAAGAAGTTAGTTTTGTTAAAGCAAATGGAGATCAATATGAAAAAGGAAAAAGGCTTAAAGCTACGGGAACGGTAGATTTATTACTTAAATCTTCAGTGCTACCTTCTTTTGTCATAAGTACAAATGAAAATGACGGAAAAGGTAGGTACACTATTCAAATCGCACAAAGTGGTGTGCAATCAAATGAAAATGAAATAACACTCAAAAGTGGATTAAAAATATCAAAAGGTGCAACAGTAACGATTTATGGTGCCTACGATGAAAAAGATAAAACAGGAATGCCTAAAATTAGCGCAACAATAATTGAACAATAAAAAATAGCCGTCATTTGACGGCTATTTTTGTTAATCAAACTATTCTTTTGTTTTATTTAACTTCATACCACCATTTATCATCTAGTTGAACATTCATCAACCATATCTCATCACACATTATCATTATTTTTGAATAACTGGAACCCAAAGTTCACTACTCGGATTTCGATCAGGTGCTAAATAATTTTCAATACAAGGAAGATCTACCAACTCATATCCAGAGGTAGGTAGCCATTCTGTATAGAGGCGTTTCCATGCATCAGAGACATTTGGAAAAACAGCCCAAGTACTTTTAGGGATTACAATCTTCTCCATGCCAATAGTATATTCGCTTTGGTAACGGCATCCCATCATATACTCAAATGTTTCATCTGTTATAGCAGCTTGCTTTCCACATACACCTAAAAGACCTTCTAATTTACATTGCGGATTTTCCCACGACATATCTATAAGTTGTTTCAATAATCCACTTTTTGTTGCTTCCTCCCATAATGTCGGAATCATACGAAAGGCAGCCTCAGTTATGACTTTTTCTTTCACTCCTACAATTTCAACCTTACAATCTAGCACTTCAATTCTATACTCCATCTCCACATCCCCTTTAATCGTGATTTGAAAGGAAATTCTCGGAAAGGCTTTTAATTCAACCCCTTTACGTCTCGCTTCTGTTGGAGTCACCCCATGAAGGCTTTTAAAAGCCCGACTAAATGCGTCCGGTGAATCATATCCATACTTCAGCGCAAGATCAATAATTCGAATGAAATTATCATTTTGAAGTTCAAATGCAGCTTGTGATAAACGTCTACGCCTTATATATTCCGACAAAGTAAAACCTGTAATAGACGAAAACATTCTAGGAAAATGATACTCTGAACAACAAGCTAACCTCGCTACTTCTTTTGCATCTATTTCATTCGATAAATTTTGCTCAATATAATTCATCGAGCGGTTCATTCTCTCTAACCAATCCATTCTAAATCCTTCCTTTCAAACACATTATGGACAAAATAAAAATATCTTTCCCGATTTTTGTTGATTGAAAGATGTCGGGTGTTTTTAATATTGATAGATTTTGAAAATGTACCGATACCTTCTGAAAAAATTTTGATAAATGACAAAGTTTTTTACTATTACCCGTTTCAACATTGTCCTCTACCTTTTTAAAGTTCTTAACCACCTTATTATAATTAAAACAACTTTTTTTGTAATCAAGTATCATTATTGTGAATTTACAATACCACTTTTCAATTTCAAATTATTAAAAAGTTATGCATTCAATAAAAACTTTTCAATAACCCCCTTTCGATATCTGTTATACTAAATATTGAAATTTTCAATATTTAGGGGGATAGAAATGGAAAAAGCAACAAATGAAAAAGAAGAAAAAAAACGCCGAGGGTGTGGATGTTTAGGTTGTTTAGGTATCATCATTTTATTAATTATTTTAATAGGCTCTTGTACAAAAAGTTCGGATAGTGATAAATCCGAAAAAGCCTCTACTGTTATTAAGCAAGAGGAATCAAAACAATCTGAGGAAGTAAAAGAAGAGGAAAAAAAACAACAAGATCTTCAGAAGCAACAAGAAGAATTAAAAAAGCAAGAAGCTGAACAAAAAAGACAACAGGAACTTCAAAAACAAAGAGAAGAACAGCAAAAACAAAAAGAATTCAAGAAACAACAAGAGCAACAAAAGAAACAAGAAGTTGCTACTCCACCCAAAACAAATCAAGTAACAGAACAAAATGGAACTTGCACTATTAAAGGTAATAAAAATAGTAGAGGCGAGAAAATTTACCATATGCCTGGTCAACAGTTCTATGATAAAACAAATGCTGAAGAAACGTTCTGTTCTGAAGCTGATGCAAAAGCTGCTGGATATAGAGCTTCTAAAAAATAAAGTATAAAAAGCCGCCCAACAGGACGACTCTTGTCTTTTTACTTCACATACACATAGGCTTCACTTGCTGTGACATAGTATATTTTACCTTTACTATTGTGCACTTTGTATTGCGGGGATCCATTGACGTTTATTTTTGCATCAATTGTAAAACCTAATCCTGCATCTACAGAACCAGCAACATCTTTTTCCTGCCAAGATGGAGCATCATAGAATCGTAAATTATTAACTTTAGAAACAACACGCTTACCTACAATTGATGAATCTACTGTGCTTTTCTTACTAAACTTCACATAAGATGGATCGTTCTTAATCCATTGCTCTCTACCAAGATTTAACCAACCATCCTTTTCACCCCATACAACATAAGATTCCGGTTTATTTAGCTGTCGAATCTTAGAATAACTTGTACCAGGTCCTTTACGTAAGTTAACATTGTAACCTTCAATATAAGCAATACCATCTGTTACAGCCGTTGGAACTTCTGCTGGTTTAGATGGCTTATCAGGAACGGAAACTTCCACACTAGAGTTATTATATGCGCGTTGTACATCAGCGCGGAATTGAGCTTCTGAAACGCCATGAGACTTTAAGTAATCAAGTGGATCTTCATGATCTGTACCACCAAGATATTTCGTCACATCGTAGTGAGTCCACAATCCTTTTTCTACTGATATTCCACGGTCACGAAGGATTTTAGCCAATAACTTAACGTACTTATCATAGCTTCGTTTGAATTTTTCATAATCTCTTGTTTCGCATAATTCTACGTGAACAAATCGTTTATTTGCTCCTGGTCCTGCACCGTAAGCAATGTATTTCGTATCAGCAATTTGGATTGTTTCATTCCAATCAACTGCATAATGTACGAATGCCGAACGCCATGTACGAGACTCATATTTTTGAATATTAATAGCTGGTGCTTCTGGTGTTGCTGTAGAATGTGCTACAACGCCCTCATAAGCACCTACACCATAACGGTATGATTGTTTAGGTAAATCAGGAATAATCAATGTTCTATCAGCAAAAGCACTTGTTGCAACGGATAAAGCTAAAATAACAGCAAAGAGTACAGAAGGAATATGTTTTAATGTTTTTTTCATTTTATATCAGCATCCTTTTTCATAATTTTTGTGTGGTCAAATAATCCACTTGCTGATAGACCAATGATGATTCCTTGAAATACATTTGTTTTGATATCTCCGTCCAAAAATAAAACGCCTAGCACAATGCCAAGCGTTAAATTTAATAACGGAACATATTTTGTTTGTAATCCAATTGTTTTTACGATTTGTGAGAGACCAACTACAATTCCAATCATTACAGCTAAACTAACCATTACATACCACCCCCTTTCATTAAGAAAGTGAGAATACCACCAATAATTCCACCAACTATAAGTCGTAAAATCCAGGTAGTATTGGCGCTGATTTTATCTAACTGCTTATTGATATTAATAATGTCTTTTTCGTTACCTGTTGTTCGTATTTCTAAGCTTTTCACTTCTAATCTTATTTCTTTAATTTCTTGCTTGATTTCTTGAACATCACTTCTTACTTCTTGTAACCCTTCCACCTTAACCACCCCTTTCTAGGCAATAAAAAAAGACCAGCTTATAACTGCTGCTCTGGTTTCTCATCGATTAATTGTTGTAATAATTCTTCTAATCGGACTATCCGATTTTCTTGATTAGCTACTTGTGATTTTAGATTTGCTATTTCTACCTCTTGTTCCTGTACTGTTGTATCAACTTCTTGTAACCCTTTAATTCCAATGGATGCGTATGAATACAAATGAATTCCTTTACCACTTTCATCGATAAACGCTTCATCACATTCATCTACAATTGCTCCGTAGTATGTTTTAATATCTTCTGTTGTCAATGGTGGATCATTGGGACTTTTCTCTTCTCTCATCCGGTATAGTTCGTTTACAGCATTCTTATAATTAAATTGTCTAATTTTAAGGCTTCTAATTTTTTCTAAGGCGGAAAAAGAAACATCACGAATGTTAGATTTATATTCTCGTAATGAAGGGCTCATGAAATTACCTTGAACAGATCCCCAGCCATTTTGAGTAACAGATGACTTTACTTGAATAATACCTGTATATCCAGCCACACGGCTATTACGTAATGTAATGTTTGGCAACCTTAAATCTGCATCTGAACCGTTATCTTCAAGGACTAACGAAGTTTGATATAACCCCGGTTTTCCTCGTCTAAAATACCAATTCCCATTCCCTGTATAAAACGCTTGGTAAGCATTAGCATTTAGAACACTTATTCCGTTCCTTTGCAACTCCCAATACACAGACTTTTGAACTGAGCCATCAACTATCCCATCACTAATACCAATGCTCGCATAAGCCCCTGGCCATCCTGCACCTGCTTGAGACATAAACAAAGTGCCTTCTGGAGCACTAGTTTTTTCATCTGAACCTAAGATAAAAGTCGGTTGCACTGCACCATCTTGTCTACGATAATAACCAAGAAATGCTCTAGCAACTCCGCTTTCATATAGACGTACAAATTGATCATCTAAACTAACATAGTTATTGGTGTTTGATGTTCGAATCTGGCAACCGCTCAGCAACCCTGCTTTAATCCACTCCGCATTAACTTTACCAATTAAATCTATTCGTGCAGCATTTAACTTAATGTTTTCTTTACTCATGTTAATGGCTGCAATGACATCATTTTCTTTTACAGATATGCTAACACCCTTCTCAGTTAACTGAAGACGGGTTTCCATATCTCTTACATAAGATGATGTGGCAAATTGCCCATTTGCTTGCTCTTTTGTATATACCTCTGTCTTTTTAGCAGAAGCATTGATACCCTGTTCATTGATAAAAAAGCGATTATCAATCAAAGTCATCTTTTGATTAAATTGTTCAGTTGCAAGTTTGTTGGCTAATTCATCTAATAAATCTTGTTTATTCTGATTAACTGTTTGTTTCAACTCTGGAATCTTAAATCCAGCAACATAATCCTCTACTTGTTTAAGCTCAACTTTTGCTCCGATTGCTGTTGCCTGTTGTTCAAGTTTTGTATTTGCTTCAGTAAGCTTCTTCCCTTGATCTGATACTACATTGTTTAAATCACTTACTGTGGAAGATAATCCACTTGCTGTTTGTTCCACTGTAGACATACGCTTTTCAAATCCGGCTTGGCTATTTTGAACAGTGGTTACAGTGTTTTTTACGCCATCTACACTTTTTTCAATCTCGGTTGTTTTCTTGATGAATTCATCGTTTGTTACCTGATCTTCTGGGGCTGGTGTCCAATCCTGCGGTTTATTCCCTTTATATAAGGCAACCCATTCTACAGTTGCCTTTGTAGTATTACTTGGATAGTTATATAAACTTAACTTTCGTTCATTCCCACTTGTAGTTGCAACTGCTTTGAAGGTTACATACGTTATTCCATTCGCGTAAACACTTGTTGCATATCCGACATTGCTAGACCCACCATTCTGCCAAATTCCAAATTTCTGTCCTTGGGGGACACTCCCTTTAATTACAAAGGTATATTCTTCACCCGCAAAGAAATTTTCAGTTAGAGTATAATGATTGATTAGATAGTCTATTTTTTCATATTTAACATTTGATTTTAATAAAAGGTTACGTCCACCAGCTTTATCACTATTAACCTTTGTTTCTACACTCGTCAACTTCTCACTGATTTTCCCAGCTTTTTCTTCTATTTCAGTAGTTGTTTTCTTTAGTTCACTTGTTGTTTGTTGCACATCAGAAATACTCTTCTTTGTACTTTCTACAGTTGTTTCAACTGTATTTAATTTACTACTAATTTCACCATCTTTTTTCGTTAACGACTCAATAGAAGTTTTAAATCCATTAGAATCCTGTTCAAATTGAGTTACTTTCTTATCGATTTCACCTTGTTTATTTTCGATATTAGAAATCGTACGGCTAACACCTTGTAGGCCTTCCTGCACCTCGTTGAATTGTCCTGTCGCTTGATTCTGTGCTTCTTGAACCTTTTGATTTAACTCTGTTTTGGTGGTTTCAATATCTTTATTAACCTGATCTAGTGTTTCTTTTTTTACTGATTCCACATCTGGTACAACCGATTCCCATGCTGTACCTGTCCATATTTTTAAAATACCAGGCTTTCCGTTACTAATATCACGCCAAAGTGTTTTAAAAGGTTTAAGACCTGTTGTTGGCGGATTCATTGATTCAATGATATCTACCGTATTATTTTTAATATTTTCTTGTACCTTTTCAGCAAGTGCTTTTGCTGCTTCTGATTCCTTCTTTGCATTACTAGCTGTTTCATTAGCATCTTGAACCAATTTATCTAGCTGATCAATTATTTCTTGTTTATTACCAAGCGAATTAAGAATACGATTGTAGATTTTTCTTAATTCCTCATTTTGATTAACTATCTCACGATAATCTCCGAATTCATATTTATCTTGCGTTGGGTCTGTAAAAGATTCATCTCCAGCTATTACTCGCGCTTCAAGATATAATGCTGGTGTAAACCCTATATCTTTAATTTTGATCGTGTCGCCTTCGTTAATTAATTCGTGTTCTAGGCCGAAAATACGACCAATCGATTGTGCTTCCACTTCATAAGAGATTGAGGAATTGACACGCTTTTTCAATTCTATTTCCATAAGCGTCAGTAAACGTTTTGGAGTCATGTCTAATTCTTCTGTTTCTGGTGTATAAAAACCAAATTTATGTTGTCCGTGTTCATTCCATCTTTGAAACGCGTCTGCATCTACGATATAGGGTAGACCTTTATTAATGCTTTCAATAGTGATTACTTTGTCACCTTCACCTTTTACAAATCCAACTAAAGCAGTGCAAATATCACGTGTATGCTCAATACGCGTTACACCAATTAAATCTTTTCCCAATTCTATTTCTTTACCTGTGTCACGCCCACGCTTTTGAATCATATCCACATACCAACCGATGATTTGTGACCCCTTAACTTCTACGCGATATTGAATTTCTAATTTAAACAGCGACGCAATTTTCTTTAAAAAAGTAAGGGGATCCATAAACTCGTCGATTGTCATTGTATGAAATCCAGCATATTCAGTTATACCGCGTTCCCACTTCATACCTATAAGAGCCATATCGATAAATTCATTTACTGTTTTACTCTCTATCCGTTGCGGTTTTATAATCCCTGATTTAGCAATTTGAATCCAAGCTCCTGAAGCGTATGTGGTAATAGATCGTTTATCGGAATTTTTTTCAGTCTCTGTAATAACATACGGTACGATTCTTCCATCGCGAACTTCTTTTAAAACAAGATTCTGTTGTTGTAACGTAACTGCATGGTCTGTTCCATCGAAAGCGGTGAAATCCAACATATCAACATTATTTTTAAGTTCCCAATGTCGTTTGTCATCCCAATAGTCTTCTGGCTGGATAGCTGCAACAATTTGATCCGTTTTAAAATCCACAACATGCAAAATTCCGCTTGGTGTTCTCATCTATATCTCTCCCTATAACTGATTGTTGCATTTACATCAGGTGGCATGATATCGATACGATTTTCACCACGTATTACGATAGGAAAATTACTAAAGATTTCTTTTAAATTGATTGCATTTTTCCCGTTAATCGTGACAAGACTTTTCTCAGTATCGATAACAATTTTATCTCCAGTGTCAAAGATATATGGTTGTGCATTAGATGGGACTTTGTTTACTTTCCAAATCTTTAAATCATCGATTTGTATTACATCAACAGGTTGGTTATTATCCCACTTACATATCGCAATCATAACTTGTGCAATTTTTCGTTCTGTCATTGGATTTCCTACTTCATCAACCCACTTCACTGGAAGTGATGCATCATCGATTTCAGTACCATCTCTGAAACGCGCTACATAAACAGACCACTCTTTACCTCGTCTTGCTATACGTAACCTACCGTAAAATTGATTGAATGTATTAGGATGTGCTCCATTTGTATCTACTAATTTTCTTATACTGTTAGGTGTTCCGGCATTCCCAATACGCATGTATGCTTTTGTGATTTCAGCATCCCAATATAAATCGTTCATGTTGATTCGCGCAACAATGTTACTTGTATCATCCAAAAGCAATACCTCGACACGCCCCATTTCTCCAATACTTTTAGATTTCAAACGCACCCATGCTTCCATTTCGAAATCTTGAATAGGGCCGCCTGGAATGTTTTTCTTAGCTATTGCTCCGTGGAAACCTTTCTCTTGCCCATAATCTTCGCAATATAATGCGTAACCATCTCTTGATTTAAAACTACCTGTACCCTTCATTTCTTCAACTTGTCCAGTAACAGGTGTCCACCCTACAGGAGTAGCCATTTCATCCCACATGACTCTTTCTCGTTCTTGTACCGTGGTTTGCTCCACAGTCAGAGGGTAGCCTATTCTGAAATAATCACGATTATGCGGATACTCTCCAAACCATACATCTAAAAAGGTACTTGGTTTTTTCACCGTCATTTCAATTAATGCTGGAGCTTCTACATTTCCTTTATTAGTAAAATAAGAAATTGTTTCTGTAGACCACTCTTGTGTAAATTTGTGAGTATTGATTTTCCCTAATTTATACGGCATTGGACAAACAAAAGTAATAACACCTCTACCTCTATTGACTATTTCGTCCAAATCAACAGAACCATCAATTAATGCTAAATAAGTCCTGTCTAACTCATCATCAAAAATAAGTTCAGCAGGTTGTTCTGTATATAACCAATCCGCTAAATCTTCTTTTAACTTTTGTAAATCCGCCATATCTTTTTTCGCTTTAATAACAAGAGGAACGTCAATACGACGTTCCTCCGTTTCTGTATTAAGTAAAAGAGCCCCTGCGCGATGAGGGACTCTTACTAATCTTCTTTTTACTGGAGCCCATGAAGGACGTTTTCTTCCAACTAGCATTTGAATATAATCTTTTCTAATATTATTAAATGTAAAACTGAGTTTCCCCAACGTGCTCACCACCCTTAAAATTCCGCTCTTCTTTTTTGTTCACGATCTTGAAGCTTTGTAGTATAGGTGTAACTTCCGTTTGCAAGTTCTTTTCCATCTAAAACATTGGTCATGTTTACAGTTAAATTCAGTTCCTGTTCTCCACCCGATCTATTCGGGAATACTGTTTTTGCCATAGATGGATTGTTATAAGCTAATTGTGGTTGCGCATATCCGTTGAAATCGCTAAATGTATTACGTGGGATACTGTATTGATTCGTTTGGAATCCGAAATCAAAAACAGATGGCATATTCCCCATTTGTTTCTTAACAGTTCCGACTACATTTTTTGCTGCATCCACAACAAAACGTTTACCTTTATCCATCCCAACGCCAACGCCCTCAGGAACTGCACTACCCAAAGGAATCATAACCTTACTTGGGCTATTTATTTCAAGTGCTCCGGAAATAGTCTTTTTAATATCGTTTGCAATTCCAGCCGCCTTACTAAACAAACCTCCTGAAGCCTCATCTATTCCTCTTCCAAGACCTTCTATAATTGATTTACCAATGGAACGTAAATTTATAGAACTGAAAAATTTTTCAACTGTATTCCATTTTTCTTCGATACCGCTTTTCACTTCGTTCATCTTATCTTTTACCGCTTGGACTTTTTCACCAAATTTTCTCGAAACCGTATTTTTTATTTCCTCTACCTTATTACTTGCAGAGTTTTTCATATCTTCATATTTGTTGGTAACATCTGACCACATTTCTTTCATTTTTCGGACAACATCATCTTTCATAACTTGATATTTCGATTTTACTTGGCCCGTTTCCCAATCTACCTGATTTGCATGTTCACCAGCTTGCGCTTTTGCTTCACTCACAATTTCTCGATGTTTATCTTTTGCAGTAGAAACTGTACTATCATACTGACGTTTTGCCTCAGCAATGATTGCGTTCGCTTCATCAGCAGTAATGGTTTTATTTTCATCACGCTGACGAATCGCCTCAGCAATTTTTTCGTCACGAGTCTTTTTCGCATCTTCAATAACTTTATCCCTTGCTTTGGCGCTATTCTCTACAACTTCCGCTGCCTGTCTAGCTGAAATTTCACTAGCCTGCACACGCATATTTTCAAGAATAACCTTTTGCTCCATTTGATTTTTAGACATATGCTCAACAGCAACTCTGTCCATTTCATCCTGTAATGCTTGTAACGAGATTCGCTCGGATGTTGTTAATTCTCTATTTTCCCTAGCGGCTGTTTGTAGAATTTCTTTAATTTTATTTTCTTTTTCTTGTGTTTTCAGCTTTTCTTGTTCATAGTGCTGATTTAACTGTTCGATTCGTTTGTTCTCTTCTTCAGCAGTTAATACATATGAATCGGCAAAGAACTTTTTAAGTCCTTCAATTTCTTTTTGCTGCCTTGCATTGGTTTTTTCAATGATTGTATTAGCTAATTTGTCATATTGACCAATTAGTTTCTGTGACTGTTCTTCTGTTATTACTTCATGATTCAATCTAATTTCAGTTAACTTTTGTCTAATACCATCGGACAGTTTGAAATACTCGCCAAGAACTTTCTTTGTTGAGGAGCTTACTTTTCCTTCCGTATTTGTAGCAAAGCGATCTACTGAAGCGATACTGTCTTCAGTTGCTTTTTGATATGCTTTATATGCAACAACTCCGGTCCCGATAAGAGCGGCTGCTACTAGACCAATTGGTCCTGTTAAAACCGCAAGCGCACTTCCTAAGAATCCAACTGCTCCAGCAGCAATTCCAGCAATCCCACCAACTGATGCTAATGCAAGAGATAAAGAACCAATTCCTGAAGCAATCATTCCAAACGCTGCTAAAACAACACCTATCGCTGTAGCCACAGCTGTTAAAGCAAGAACAATACCACCTGTAATTGCTATTGCCTTTTGTACTGGTTCTGGTAAAGAGTTGAATCCATCAACAAGTTTTTGTAAACCAGCAACAAACACACTCACCACAGGAGCAAGTGCATCACCAATTGTCTTTTTCATAGTAGAAAACGCTGAATCTAATAAAACGATTCTTCCTTGGAGGGTATCAATCTTTGTTTTTGCAACATCGGCAGCCGTAACTTTGGACATTGCATCCCACATTTCATTAACCCCTTTTGCTCCTTCTTTAAAGAGAATAGTCGCACCACGAACGGCATCAGAACCAAATAATGTTTCTAACGCCATACTTCGTTGTTGATCTGTTAAGTCTTTCATAGACTCATGAAGTGTTCCTGAAATATTTTCTAGACTTTGAATATGTCCCTGTTGATCGTAAAATTTTGATGATAAGAATGCGGAACTTGTTGCTAACTCACGGAATGTTGTATCACATTTATCGTTCCACTTTGTAACTCCTTCAGTTTTCATTACATATTTTTCTAATGCAACTTCGATATCTCCCACACTTCTAGATGCTGGAGTAACTCCATTTTTCACCAGGAAATCAAACCCTGCTTGAGCGTTATATGTGATAAGACCTAAATCACGCATTTTGTTATATGCTTCTTTAGTAGATGGATTTAACCTCATAAGCATCGTTTTTAAAGATGTCCCTGCATCTGAACCTTTTAAACCATTTTGAGCGAATACTGCTAAAGTTGTAGCGGTATCTTTAAACGTCATCCCTGCTCCTGCCGCTACTGCTGAAGAGGCAGCAAGACCATATTTTAATTCACGTACATCAGTTGCCGATGCGTTTGCCGCTCCTGATAATATGTTAGCTGCATCTGCTACTGAAAGATGATCCGCTTTGAAGGCATTTAACGCTGTTGATGCAATTTCTGCCGCTTCACCTAAATCTAATTCTCCAGCCGTTGCTAGGTTCAGAGCACCTGATAGACCTCCATTAATAATATCTGTTAAACTGACACCAGCTTTTATTAATTCTTCAATACCTTTTCCTGCTTCTACAGAAGAATACTTTGTTGTTTCACCCATATTAACAGCCAGTTCACTCAACTTTTTCATTTCTTCGCCAGTAGAACCAGATACTGCTTTAATGTTAGCCATCTGTTGTTCGAAGTTCATTGATTCAGTAACCGCTGATTTTAAACCACGCCCTATAGCGTAAGTCATTCCGCCAAACACCATACCAATTTGCATTCCTGCATTTTGCAAATGATTTCCCAATGTTTCCATACGGTTTCCGAAATTGAGAAGACGATTACCTTGTTGTTCTAGTTCATGATTTGACTGACGTAATTCAGTTTCGAATCGATTAAGTTCAGCGGTAGCTCGATGAATTTGTTCAGCATAATGTTGTGCTGATTGACTTGCTGCACCTTCTTCTGTTCTAGCACGATTGTAAGCGGACTGAAGCTCCCTGATTTTCTCCTTTTGCTTATCTACCATACGAGATAGCACATCAATTTTTGCTCGAGTTTGTTCAGTAGCATTGGTATATCCATGCATTCCTGTTGTAACCGCTTGGAATTCAGCTTGTAAAGACTTCAATGAATTATTTAATTTATCCAGTGCTGTTTGTTGTGCCTGACGATTCACTTGTTTGAGTTCATTTTCAAATCTATTTAAATCAGCAACTGCTTTATTAACTTGAGAAGCATATCGTTGAGTTGCTGCATCATTTTCACCTAATTTAGCCTTATTTTGATCATAGGCTTGTCGTAACGCTTTAACTTTCTCTTTTTGCGCATCAATGAGCCTACTGAGTGTATTCATTTTCGCTTGCGTTTGTTGACTAGCGTTAGCAAAACCACCCATACCTGTACTCACAGATTTTAATTCGTTCTGTAATGTTCTGACTGCACGCCCTGAATTCGCGATACCTTGTCGGAAGTTTACATTATCAAGGGAAAGCCTAACGACCAAATTATTCATTTCATTTGCCATAGTCTCACCCCCTCATTAAATAATGTTTTCTGCCGGAACTTCTATTTCATTAGAACTTGCATTTTCACTATTTGAATCACCTTGTTCACGACTCTTTTGATTCAGCTTTAAATAATGCCAAATATCCATTTCATTATCGATATGATGATGTTTATACCCTTGACGTAATAAAGAGAGGTAGAGCTCGTCCATAAACTCACTGAACGTTAGCCCTCCTCCCTCTACGCGTTTGGGTTTTCTTCTTCTCCAGATACAGGATTACCACCAGCTGCTTCCACAGTTTCATTTATAATTGCATTAATTACGTCTGAAGTTGTTGATAAAAATTTACGAGCATCAATCCCATCCCAATATTGGTCTAATGTAAATTGATCATCGTACACCTTCACCACGAATTTAACCATTTTATCCATATCTTCTGGACCAGGATTGTTTGGAATTTCAGCCAACTCAGGAGCCTGACGGATAAGACGGGCTGGAATAAATTCTGGCATATTAAAAGTTTGTTTTTCTTTATTAATCATTAAAGTTAATTTCATAGTTTTTCCCTCCTAAATTTAATAAAAAAGAGAGAGCTTTTGCTCCCTCTTACTTTCCTGCTGGCGGTTGTGCCACAGGCTTCTCATATACCTTTTTAAACCAATTATCTCCAACAGCTTTTGTAAATGTAGGCTCATCTTCATCCGCTGTAAACTTTGATCTATTATCAAAATCACGTTCAATGAAAGAACCTTTAAGTTTCGTAGTTTGGAAGTTAGGTTTATCCTTTTTAGTTTCAGCTTCTTCCTCTTCTTGTGAAAGCTTCCCTTTTAACAACCAAACATATCGATATTTCCCATTTGCCTTCAAAAAGCGCCAACCGATTGCTACATACGGTTTTTCGCCCTCACGCTTTTCATCTAATACACCGTCTGTAACTTCCGGATACCCTTCAATATCAGCTTTTGTGGATAATGGAAGACCTCGAACCTCAATTTCAACTTCAACTTCACCATCAGACTCAGCAATTTCTGACTTCTTATTATCACTCCACATAATTTCAGAAGACACCTTTTTAGAAGTTTTAACTTTTACAGCACCTTCTAACTTCTTAACAGTTGCATAATCCACTCCAGTCGCATCGTCTTTCAACGTTTTCGCATAAACAAGACTATCTACACCGACAGTCGAACTAATTTTAATAACTTCTCCAGCCATCTATAACTCCACTCCTTTCGCGAATCGCATCGCGTAATGAAAAATTTGTGTATCATCTTCATATAAATCAGCAACCGCATAACGACAGAAACCAATACTTTTCATAATTTCATTCACTTTTTGATGGATTGCCGTTGTACTGCCTTTTGACCAAATATCAATTTGGAATGTAATTTCACTTTCACTTTCTTCATTATCTGCAAATCTATCTGGCCTATTGTCTAATTCAAAGAATGTAATCCGCGGAAACTCTTCAGCATTTTTGGCTTTACGATAATAAACGCGTTTTCCACCTAATAAAGTTACAAGCTCCTGATTATTTTCAAGAGCTTGCAAAATTTCAGGTCGTAGATTTATCATAAATTTAACCTCATTTCATTCTTCAAAATGGCTGTCATAGCGCGAATTGCTGCTGATTTTGAAGAATTAAAGCCCGGTTCTATAAATGGATGTGCTGGCATTTTTGATGTACCCCATTCTAAAAACTTTCCATAGAAATATGGAGAACGGTCCGCTTTGTCTATTCCAATCTTAATCGTTTTCACACCATTTTCCATTCGTGCCTTCGTAACTCGTATATTATCAAGCAAATGTTGGCCCGTACGCCAAGGTTCACTTTTGGAAGGTTTCTTAGGACTTGAACTCCTCGGTTCACTTCTTTCTGCAATAGCTTTTCGAATTTGTTCACCACCGGCTGCAAGAGCTTTATCTTCTATTTCCTCTCCACGTAACCCCATTTGATTTAATTCAGTAACTAAACGATCAAAACCTAACAAATCTACACCATCAGCCATTCATTCCACCACGCTTCCACATGATTGATAATGTGTGTTTTTCAGTTGGAATAACCGAAAGAATGTCATAAATCTTATTCTTATACTTGATTTTCATGTCCACATTCATATCTGCCCGAAATCGGATTTCTGTTTCACCCTGCACTTCACTGTTAGCTGCGGCTGCTTCAAAGTATTTTCTTCCCTTTAAAAAAATAAAAGAGCCCCATACAGTAAAAGAATCCTTATATCTTTCTATTGGATCACCGTCTGGGCTCTTTGCTTCATCATCTTTCACTTGAAATGTAAGACGTTTATCTAATTTACCTGGATTCACTTGAATCACCACCAGAATACTGCAACTGAACTAATATCGATTGCAAACTAAATGCTAATTGTTCTGCTTTTCCAACTGCTTCCCGATTTTCATGCCAATGGGAAATTAAAATACGAGCCGCCAATTTAGCAAGCTCGCTTTTTAAGTCCACATTTTTACTTGTAGCATTTTTAATATAGATTTCAGCTGCTATTACGAAAGATGTAATGAGATCGTCCTCCTCATCACCATCCACGCGAAGATACTTTTTAGCTTCCTCTAATGTTAGTACCAAGAAGGACACCCCCTAGCTTATTAAGCTCCAGTTTTAGGCACAACCGTAATTTGCCCATACACAACTGCTTCTTGGTCCCATAATGTGACATCTTCACGTTCGATTGCTCGGAATTCAGAAGTATTTGTTCTCCAAGCATTTCCGCCTTCTTTGGTCATATCAATAGATAATTGTTTTCTATCCCAAAGAATAACTGCCTCTTTTAAATCCCCAACAATGAAAGGTGCTTTTCCGTCTTTATCTGTAGCAATTGTTTTATTGGACAACACAATAACGGGCTTACCGGAAAATAACTTACGAGTTGGATTTGTTGGATCTGGTTGAAGTAGTGGACGACCATTTTTATCTTCTAATTGATCTAAGTAATTAAATCCATCTTGGTTTGTAAAAATGTTCGCTACTGCTGCAAACATTGGATCTAGTGTAACGTTTAATGTTGTTTTAAGGCCGTTATAATCCTTTAAATCAACTTTTGTTAGTTTATTGATTTCTTGTAAAATCAGATAGTTTCGAGTCGCAATAGATTTTTTCGCAATCCATTGACGTAAATATTCTTCTAAAGCTTGATCTGTATCATCTAATAAATCATTTGGCACCGGTAAGAAGCCTGCATAATCTTCAATAGCATACGATAAACGATCGAATTCAGGAGAAGCAATTTCTTGCATTGCATTTGGCTTACCATACTCAGATAATGGCGCAAAAGGTGTAGATGCTGCACGTTTTTCTAGCGTACGGGCTCCCTTGTTTGTTGATACAGATTGTACATTTACATATTGTTCTAAGCTATCAACCGTTTGTTTTAATTGATTAATTGTTGTCGTAATATCTTCTGGAACAATATAGCCGCCATCTTTACCTGAATTCTCAGATAAGGCCGCTTTGTATTCCTGCATAACGCATGCTTCTTCATGGCTTAAATTTTGACCACGGATAGCTTTCATAAATACTTCTTTATACGATGGATCTTCATTTTTAACTGATGCTGGAGGCAAAACTCCTGCTTGTGAATTTACAGGGTCAGAAACTTGGATTTGCATCATCGCTAGATAGTTATCCAGTTCATTTTTCGCGTTTTTCGCTTCCTCAATTTTTGCCTTTGCATCTTCATATTTACCGATATTGTTAAATTCTTCTGCTTTCGCCTTTAAATCAGCAACTTTTTGACGTAATTCTTGTTCACGTTTATCCATTCGGTATGTCCTCCTTATATTGGCACAAAAAATAGACCTATAGTTCTAACAGGTCTAGTGCATTTTGTATTTTTAATTGTTCATTATTGTCCTTCTTTGGAATAGAAGGAGCTTTTGCTACAATCTTATTTGGTGTTTTTTGATATTTATCAAAGTAATCACTACTACAAGCTGCGACTTCTTTCGCCTCCACAACTTCTATATTGAAGTATTTTTCAGCTTCTTCACCACTTAACCAAGTCTCAGCATCTACTAATTGTTGAATCTCTTCAATTTCAACACCTTCTTTTAAGTTCTCTTTGTATACATTCATGATTCCTGATTCAATGTTATCAAGGTCCTCTGCTGCTTTTCGAAAATCAATTGCATTTCCGACTGCAAATGTCCAAGGTTTATGAATCATTAAGAATGCGTTAGAAGGAACGACGACACGATCACCAGCTAAGGCAATTACTGAGGCAATAGAAGCTGCAACACCGTCCACATAAACAGTTTTTTGCGCTTTATTGCGCTTTAGCATGTTATAAATGGCTAAACCAGCAAATACAGAACCACCACCACTATTTACATAGATATTTAGGTTACTTTTATCATCTAATTGCCCTAAAATGTTTTTTACATCATCCGGCATAATATCAGAATCATCCCATTTCCAACCTGTATTATTTATGATGTCACCATAGATAAATAAATCTGCTGACGATTCTGTTTGATTTTTAATAGTAAATACGTCCTTAATCGTCCTCACCTCCCTTCTGTGGTGCCCCTCCATTAGCTTTTGCTAATTGGTATTCATCGGCAATTTCAATAGATACATGGTTTAAGTCAACGCGGTGTTTATCACCGTATTCCCCAATCCCGTCCATGTCTTCCAGTTCTAGTACCTTATTAATCGAAAAAGCACCAGCATCTAACATAATTTTGTAGAATTCTGCTCTTGATTTAGAATCAGCACGTAATAAACTTGTTAGATTAAACTTTAAGTAATATCGTTTTTGTTCATTAAATGAAAATGCTTTATAAGAAAACTCTTCCTCATATTGAATAAGAATTGGACTCAATGTATTTTGAATAAAATCTAGCGCTTGTTGCTCAATATTGGAGAAAGTAGCACGATCTAACTCGTTAATCATGTGCAAAGGAATATTAAAAATATTTGCAATCTCGCCTTTATCAAATTTCATACCTTCAATAAATTGAGCATCTTTTAAAGGCATCCCAACCTTTTCAAATTCCAAACCAGCATCTAAAATGGCAATCCTTTGAGCATTATTTAATCCTGTATTTGCCTCTTCCCATGCATCACGAAGTACTTCTTTCGCCTCTTTACCTAGTGCTTGTTGCGTTTTTAATATTCCACTATGCGCTGCACCGTTTGTAAAAAACTTGCCTTTAAACTTCTGTGCCGCTTGTGAGCTGCCTATAGACTCCCTTGCAATTTGAATAGGTGGTTTCCCCTTTAAACCATCAGTAGACAATGTAGTAAGATGTATAATGTCATCATCAGGTATTTTTATAGGTGTGCCGTCTGGCAAACTAGTGAAATACCATAGCTTATTGGTCTTTAGATCCACTGTGGGCGTTGTAACAGCTGGATTCAGTACCCATAATTCTTTTGGTCTTCCATCCAAACCCCAATGAATATTTATATAAGCATTTCCCCATGTATTACGGTGCGTTTCAATTAAATGTTTGAATTTGAATGGACTTTGATAAGGATTTGGTCTTCTTTCTAGAACAAAAGACACTTGATGTACCTTATCCCGTTCCCTTCCCTTCGCTGTCTTTTTAAACGTTTGAAAAGGAAGCATCGCAACACTATTTGCAAGGATATTAATGCATCGATAAACCGTGGGAACACCTAAAGAGGACTCAACCGTTACCTTTTCACCACTTGCGGCTTGATATCCAAATAAACTTTTAAACCAAGGTGAAGGATTTTTTAAATCTGTCGTATCCTGATTTCTAAATAAATTCCGAAAAATCAAAAGTTTCACCTCCTTTCTATCTTCTGATCATTATCACCCCCAAAATTGTGAGGATAATACCCAACAGATACCATCCGTAAATTGGATTAATAAAAAAAGTCGTCCCTATAATAATGGACAACCCTGAAATAAATAAAATATCATCTAAAATATTGATAAAAAACATTAAAAACCGCATGTAATTCCTCCTAGAATGAGAAATCTTGACTTAAAATATATGAGTTTAAATCCATCTCACCTGAATTGAGCATGCATCGAACATGCGAGTTAATAACAGCCGCTATCGGGTCAATTCTCTCTGTTGCTTTTGACTTGTCCAACATGATATTTTCGTTGGCATCCTGTTTTGTTATAGCATTACTAACAGCCCAATTTAACACTGGATTGTTATTGTGAATGACTTTTTTCTGATAAACTTGTTCACGAAAATCCTTTGTAGGACCTGATAAAGTCGCCATTCCTTGACGTATTTCCACCACTGTATAACCTTCTGCTTCCATGTCTTGCATGAATTGTGTAGCATTCCAAGGGTCAGCACATATTTCTTTTATTTTAAATTTATTCTCTTTTTCCATGGTTTTAATATGTCTTTTAATATATTCATAATCAACTACCGCACCAGGTGTTGTTGTAATCCACCCTTGCTGTATCCAAAGATCATACGGAACTTTATCTGTTTTTCTTTTCTCATGCAAGGTATCTTCCGGCATAAAACTATGACTAATCACAATATACGTATTATCCTTTTTAAATTCAAAATCTACACTTGTTAAGTCAATTTTTGCTGATAAATCGACACCTACTGTGCATTCTAACCCTTTTAATTCGGATAATTCCACAGTTTCTTTGCAATCTTTCCATTTTTGCATATCCATGTAGCCATTTTCTTTCATATCCACCCATCTATTCATGTTTTTCGTGAGATAATTACGCATTTTCTCAGGTACATCAAGGGCTGATTGTAGTTCCCCTTTTAAAAAAGTACGTCCTTCTTCATAACTACATAGAATTGGATTTGCTTTCTCCCACACTTCTGCATTCGTAATCTCATCATCTTTATCTAATTCATTAACCATGACAAAATATTCTTCGTTTTCAATATCAATATTAGGATCCAAAATTTTAGAAACATATTGATACTCTACACGATAGCAAGGATGACTCAAATTAAAACCAGCTGTCGTTATAATCATCATAAGCGGATTCGGACGAGCACCCGAACCTGACACCAGAACATCATAAATTTCAGAAGTAGGATGTGCATGATATTCATCAATAATTCCGCACTGAACATTCAGTCCATCACCAGATTTCCCTGCATCTTTTGATAGCGCTGAAATAAAAGAATCAGTTTTAAGGTGTTCAATTTTCCCATACGCAATATTGAACTTTCCTTTTAAATCTTCACATCCATTCATTTGCGCTTTAATTTCATTCCAAACAATTTTACTTTGTTCCGTTTTCGTAGCTCCAATGTATACTTCCGACATATTTTCACCAAATGCCATCGCTTCATATGAACCTACACATGCTAAAGATTGAGACTTTGCGTTTTTACGTCCAACTTGCCAATATGCCTTTTTAAATCGCCTTAATCCCGTATTACGATGAACCCATCCGTAAATATTGCTAAATACAAAAATTTGTATCGAATGTGGTTCAATTCTCTGACCTGCTAATTTTCCTTTTGTATGTTTAAACAGAGACATCCACTTTAGGAAACGAAGTGCTTTTTCTTCCTTAAAAACATATGGGAAATCTTCAGACCCTTCACGCTCAATATCTCTTAAAAATCGTTTACAAGCCTGTTTATGCTTCTGACAAGCAACAACTTCATCATTTAGTACGTCATCACAGTAGTCCAGCATCCATTGTCTGATCATGTTATACGTCAAACTCCTTTTCTACATTTGTTTTCGGACCTTGTTTTATATTTGGAATGACAATTTTAGCTCTTGCACTCGGTGTAAGACCAAACTCAACAGCCAAAGCCTTCATTTGTTCATGTAATTGCTTTTTCTTTGTAAGTAATGGATGTGGAACTTTATTGGTTTCAGCTGCCTTATTGGTATATTCAACAAGAAGTCCTTCTTCTCGGATAATTTTGGTGCATTCAACATAGTCAGAATAAGCATCGCAATACGTTGCTAATGCATTTACATCTATGTTTGTGATAACGTCTAGCTCTAGTAATTCACCAGCAATTCTCCTAAACTCTTTCTTTGCAACTGAATCTAACCACGTTGGTGGCTTTACCTTGTCTTTTTTTGCTTGCAACTGTTTTTCAGCTTTTAATCGTTGTTCAATTTCATCTTTTGTCAATCGATTTGTATTACCTTCTAATAAATGCAAATGAATCGGCTTCGCTTTCCTTCCTATGAGAACCACCTCCCTTGGCTGAACCCCCTTTTGTAGAATAAAACGAACTTTTTGCACGGAAAGCTAGGCGGCGGTCTCCAGGGAGTCGCCTTTTGCTTTTTCATGGTGGGGAGTTGTTTATGAATTTTTTCTTTCGAATTATTTTTTGTTTTTCTTTTCATCTTCTTTTGTTTTCTTATTGTGGCAAGCATGACAAAGTGTTTGTAAATTAGATGGTTCTAATCGTTTTGACCAATCAACACGAATAGGTATGATATGATCGACCACATCACCTATCTTAATGATATCTTTGCTTCTACATTGAACACATAGACCATGATCTCTACGATAAATAAGCTCACGCATATCCTTCCACAATCTTGAGTTGTAGAATGAACGTGAGCTTTTGTTTCGAATATGTTTGTCGTAATATCTTACAGTTTCTTTTTCCTTTTCGATATGTTTAGCGCAATACTTATCCCGTGTTAGTTCGTTGCAACCTAACGACTTGCACGGCTTGAATGGTTTACTTGGCACCTTCCATTCTCTTTCTTAACCGTTTCATTTCATCCTCGATAGCAAGATTCTTTTTATTAATCCGTTCATGATACTTTGCTATATCTGATTGATGCTTACGAATCTTATCGTTCACATATGCAGCAACATATTCATCACCACAATGAGGACATGTGAAGGAACACTTCTCAATACGATTAGGAAGTTGCTCTACTTGTGGTTGCATATCATAATCTTTACTACAGTTGGAACAGTAGACTTGCATTCTCGTTCACCTCATCAAATCATTGATTATTATTTAATGAATTAATTAATATCTCTCGTGTTAATTCGAATGACTGTTCTTCATTAAATCCAGCTTCTTTAAATTGCGTGAAGGCAGCAAACATCATTTTTGAAGCCAAACCGAAATCCATCATAGTCTTATTTACGTGATCATTTTGCATATCGTTTACCATTTTTTGAAATGAATCCATCTAATCCCACTCCCTTTGAAAGAATATTCCAATTATATATTTACAAATAAATACGAGTTGTTATAATAAAGTTAACATTGCCATCAGGAAAAGTGATTCGCCCCCATGCGAGTTGCTTTTTCTTTTTTTTATGGCTATTGCTTTAAGAATTCATCTACCGTTTTACCAAGCAAACTAATCATTGCTTCTCTTCTTTGCTTTGGTGTTGTGTTATCTTCCATCTCATTAAAGATAGGAAGCACACTTTCTAATTTTTGTTTATCGATACGCTCATTTACAAGATCTGTTCCTAACATCGAAATGAATGTGCTGATTATAACCGCTTGTTCTTGTTTAGTTAGTTTCATTAGCTATCTCCCCCTACATTTCCTTAACATGTTCTTGAAGCTATTTCCCTTTCTGTTTCTGTAATTCGCGTAATACCTTCAGCTATTTTCCTTCCGTTTATAAGAACTGGAACATCTATTTTAATCACATCATTCTTTTTAGTGAATTTCCCCATAACCTTTTCTAACTTCTCTAATGCCTCCACACATTCGTTAGCTGCTTCAGTTACTTCCTTAATACCTTCTAATGCTTCAGTTGTATGCGCAGTTACTTCAATAATTAATTTGTTATTGGCCATTTTGTGAATCCTCCTTTGTTTTTACTCCATTAATATCATTCACTGACACCTTGATAGCATTTGTTTTTTGTTCAACTATAGATTCAAGAGTTACTTTTCCATCTAATGAAATACTGACTTTAGAATCCATCCCTACCGACTTACTACCGTTAATCTTCTTAATTATTTCAGATTGTTTATTTATTTGTTGAATATGAGTTATATCAGCTTTCGTTGCTAGTCCTGCTTCTAACATAGTTACTCTTTGGACTAGATCTACAATCGTTTGTTCCAGTCCAGTAACTTGCATTCTTAATTCAACAATTCCTAATTTCATTTCGTTTTTTTGATTATCCATCATTCATCCTCCTTTTCAATTAAATGCTCAAGACCCTTTACCGCTTTATCATCCAAACGAATATCCATCAACCTTAAAATCTTAATTACATCTTCTAACGATTTGATTTTACTTCCATCAATCTTATGATGGTATGTTGGTCTAAGATAAATGCTGTCTTTCTTTTCTATCCTTAATTCCTGTCCATCCATTCTTCATCCCTCCAAAATAAAAAAGCACCCGAATGGATGCTTTTTTTATCATTTTCTTATTTACTTTTTAATTACGGTATGTGAAGTTTTATTCTTCTCTCAGCTAACAACCACGACAGACACCATCGGAAAATTTATCAGGTTCTCCTAATTCTGTCTACCTAGGATGTTGTTAGCTCAAAGAAGAGCAAAAGCTCTCCTTATTAACGGTAACATCCAATCAGTACCATCTGCTGGTTTCGGATTTTATGTGCCGTCATTATGAACCGTTTAGAAATTTAGAAACAACATAGTGAGTTGTGTTTTCCGCCACTTCTCACAATACAAATATATCACGTGAATTCCAAAACAACCGGCACATTTCCTGCCAAAAAGCGGTCATGACTCTGCCACTTTGCCACCTTTACTCTTATACATTCCCTGTTAATACCTTATCTTATAAAAAAAGAGTGCCTAATAGGCACTCTTATGAGAAACAATATGTTGTGGGTCTTGGATTTTTAATTGCTGAAGATAACTTTCTTAACTCATTTATATTTTCGGATTCTTTAATGATTTTATCATATTGGCATGCGTTTTTTGAGCTTTCTTTCACTTTATTAATTTCATTAAAAATTAATTCATAATTTTTCATCTTAATTCCCCCTATTATAGTTAGTTTACTATAACCCCACCTGTTTGTGATTCAATCTCTTCCCTTAAATGTAGGATATTCATTTGATGTTCACATTTCGGACAAGATACTACATTATTTGACGGAAAAGCCGTATTTCCTTCTTCAATTGGTTGAGAAACATTTATATTTGCTTGTATGACCATATTTGTATTACATCTTTCGCAAGGCATATTAAACTTAACTAGCGATGCCGGTTGATTAGGAACTTGAGGTTGTTGTACCTCACCATTATTAATCGACTTGAAAATTTGAGAATCTTTTGTTTCATATACTTTATATATATTTGTATCCAATGTCATTCTTAATAATGTATAATACTTCCCAATCGCTTCATTTAATTCACTGTCTTTAGAATAATCATGTATTACAAGTTTCATTTCTTCCAAGTCTTGTATTTTTATAGACCTTGCATGAGTTAACCATTTACTATGATCACAAAGACAATTAGCTATTTCATTAGCTCGTTCTTGTTTTTCTTCTACAGTTACTGGAAGCCCCGTCTGAGAATGTACGTTCCACTCTTTAAATTTATATTGAACTAACCATTCTCGAACTAAAACTTTAGCGAAATCCAAAGCATTTTGTGCTCCTTGAATTTCTCCTGGGCTAATTCCTTGTAATATTGGAATATACGCAGGATTAAGAAAGTTTGTATCTACAACTTCCTTCTTTATCTCGTCCATCCCTTTAATTAATGCTTCTGCGGAAAACACTTTCCCTTCTCTATTAATCTGAGCATCAATTGGTCCAAGTGCGGAAGCCGGTTCCATTAATATCTCATCACACGACATAGCAATAAGTGTTCCTGCACTTTTAGCCCATCCAGGTACAATTACCGCTATATTATCATATTTCTCTCTTAGTAATTTGACAATATCTTCTGCGACTTCACCGGATCCTCCTGGTGTCTCTAATATAATATCGAGTTCGCTTCCACTTAAATTGCTTACTTGGTCATTAATAGCTAATAAATCCTCGTAGTCAATTGATATAGGTGCATGTCCCTTATTAATATCTGATGCAAAAACCAAGATATCACGATTCCCCCGTAACTCTGATATCTTTTGCAAATAATACTTTCTCTCCCTATTTATCTCTTCAAAGGAAAAATTTCTTTCTAAAAAATCCATGAAAATACCCAAATTTAATTCCCCCTTTAATATATCCTCAATTAAGAATAACCATTTTTCTCCTAGATTGTAAATTGTTTTTTGATTCACTTACCCATATCTTATATTGTGTGTAACTGACCCCTTCGTCAAATCCCTTGGTATCATTGGTTTCATTTAACTTTCTCTTTTGAGTTGCACAGTACGAAAATTATGAGTAACTGTATAGGGATACCACCAACATTTTGTAAAATAACCTACGCTATGCACAAAATAAAATAAGCTGCCCATGTGGACAGCTTATTTACATAATTCACGATATAGGAAGTTCTATTTTAGTAAACTCATAGCAACTACAATACATCCAACTATAAATAATTCTTTTTTAAATATGTATTTTTATCTTTACTTAGGATATGCTATAGTCTTTTCCTTAAAAATGTTTCCATAATATCTCTCTTAAATCTTTCATAATTGAACTGAAAAGCGATATTATGTGTTTTATAACCTGGATTTGTCACAAAACGAAAGTCTGCGATACTTTGACCAAATCCTTCTCCTTGATCGGGAATTACTTTGATGGGCACTTTTGACAGACGAACTGCATCTGGATTCAACAAATACCATATTGTTACAAAATCATGCATAGGGCTTCCTCCTATGCCAGGATTCGATTTAGAGTAGAAATTATAGTAGTAGTCTAACATAGGTTTGATGATGAGTCCTGCAAGGTCTTGTGTATTCCGGTGAAATGCATCAATTTGTTGAACCATTTCAGGTGTAACAATCGCGTGTTGGGTGACGTTTAATGGAATAATTGTCAAATTCTTCGCATGCTGCAGAATTAAGTTTGCTGCATAAGGGTCTGCGTAAAAGTTAGCTTCAGCCACAGCAGTCACGTTTCCGGGGTAAAAAAAGGCTCCACCCATGCAAATGTATTCTTTCACATTCCGCATTGCTTCTAAATTCAAAATAAATGACGTAGCCAATGATGAAAGTCTTCCCAAATTGATAATTGTAAGATCGTCTAAATTTGAGTTTATAATTTTGTAAATATCATTTATGGGATAAATTGGATAAGGGATTTCAGGTGGAATGATAGGTCCTAGTCCTACTTTTCCATGTACTTCAGGAAAATATTGAACCAATATACCTGTTAAAGGTACAGAAGCACCGAGAAATACGGGTATCTCTTTTCTTCCCGAAATATACTTCAAATAGTTAATATTTTTTATAGCATTCTCTCTCGATACATTTCCATAATCCGCTACAATCCCCACAAGTTGGATATCCTTACGAAAAAAGGTGTACAGAATAGCAAACACATCATCAATTCCCAAATCTGTAAACAAGAGAACTTTTTTGGGCAT